AAAAAAATAAAAAAAGGGTATTGGAAATATATACCTATTAAAAAAATGAGGAATAAAAATGAGTGAATTATGGACAGAAAAATATAGACCAACAAAACTTAGTGGGATTATAGGTCAAACTAATTTTGTGTTGGATGCAGAACATTGGGTTTTGAATAAAGAAATGCCTAATGTTTTATTGTATGGTGTTGCAGGGATTGGTAAAACAGCCGCCGCAATATCATTAGCAAATGGGATATTAGAAAACAATATAACAAATAACTTCTTTGAGATTAATGCTTCTGATGATAGAAAGTTAGAAACAGTAAGAAATAAAATTAAAGAGATTGCTTCTACTAAAAGAATTGGTGATGTTCCATTCAAAATAATACTATTAGATGAAATGGATGGTATGACTAAAGATGCACAAAATGCATTGAAGAGAATCATGGAAAGATATTCTGATAATTGTAGATTTATTATTACTTGTAATGATAGATATAAAATTATTAATCCTCTAATGTCGAGGTGTGCTAATTATAATTTCAAGCGTCTTAATACTAAAGATATGAAATACATATTGACTGATATTCTGTTAAAAGAAGATGTTAAAACTCATTCTGATGACCAATTAGATAAGTTTATTACCTATTTGCAGGGTGATTTAAGACGAGGAATCAACGAATTGCAAGCATCATCAGCAAGCAAGCGAACTCTCCAATATCAAATAGACATGAATATGAAACCATACTCTGAAATTATAAAAATGATAAATGAAAATAAATATGAAAATGCTTTAGAGAAGGTTCACACTATGATTTACGATTCTACTGATATGAAAACTATATGTATTAATTTACATACAACAGTGTTAGACACTGAAAGTGATTCTAATTATAAATTTAAGATGCTTCGCATTATTGGTGAAGCAGAATGGAGAAGTGGAAACATGAATCCAAAGGTTTTAGCATCTTGGATGATAGGACAAATGATAAAATGATAGAGATATTATTCGCGTTTATAGGACTTAGAGTATTAATTAAAATGCTACATAATAGTAACAGGAGTGGGAGAAGAAAATGGTAAAGAGATTTTTAGATTTTAATAAAGATGGAGTTGTTGATAAAGAGGATTTTAATCATCTTATATTGAGGTATGAGATAATTGTGGTAGGTGGTATATTACTAATGGTATTACCTATACTAAACACATTAGGCTACATTAGTGTTGATTCAAACTTTTTCTGGGTGTTGTGCGGATTAGTAATGGCAGCAGAAGGATTAGTTGAAATAAAGTATGAAAGAAAAAAGAGGAAATAAAAATGAATGAAGATATGAAAAATGAAATAATGAAAGCAGCAGAAATACTCGGTTTAACCGAGGAAGATGCAATGAGTAAGTTTGAGGACATTTGTGCCAAGAACAATCTTGATGTATCTAAAGAACCCTTGTTAGCAAGAGGTCTTTGGCGACAGTATTTTAGTAGTGCGAGAAACATACTAACCCGCGAAAAACAACCAACTAACACAAACAATTCTTTCTACAAGAAAGCGTTTGGGTTCTTTGTATCGTTAGATGAAGCAGTTGATATAATGGCTTTAGATAGAGATAGAGTAGTTAAAGAATACAATAGAGATAGTGATTTAACTTACTCTCTTGGTAAAGTAGCAATTTTTGCTCCAACAGATGATGGAAAATACGAAGGAAGAATGATGAGGGATAGTGAAGAAAGAAGTAAAATTATGGATGAACTACCTGAAAATAATGTAGTATTAGATAATGGACTATTTTTAGTGCCATTGAATACTAATGATGCAGAATGGAATAAAAAGAACTATGGTAAACCTACTAAGGCTTCAGAGTGGAGAAGGACAGGAATATTTGTAGGAGAAGTTGATGGAAGAATGGGAGCATTCGCCTTTAGTTACAAAGGTGAGTCTTGTTTAACATTTACACCAACAACGTTTGAGTGGGTTCATTTTGATTCATTCTTTATGAACGAAGATTATACAAGTATCTTTGGTGGTAAATCTAGAACTATGGAATCATTAATTCTTAACGATGATTTAGCAGAAGAAGATGATAATAAGAGGCAACCCTTTGGTGTTGTTCAAGATATAATTATGGAATACTGTACTGAAAATTACAGTCCATTGGTTGATTTAGAACAGGCACATAGTAATGCAGCAGCAAGACCTTACAAACAAAAATATATTGTTACTGATGGCACAGTTACTAGTATTAATATGACCCCAACTGGAAATGGTAATAGGATAATTAACATTGATGATTTAACAACAGAATTTAATTTTGATAATGATGGCTTTACTGCCACTACTTGTTGGACACCTTCATCATTAGTAATTGATTTTGGTATTGGTTCTGAAGTTATAATTGTAGGGCGCACTAGTCAGGGAACTGATGATGAAGGCGCATTAAGACCAGTAACCATTAATGTTAGTGGAATATATGTTATCAATGCTAGAGGCGGAAGCCCAGAGTTAATTGAGCATGTTGAATCAGAAGAAACCGATTGGTTCTTTGATTGATTTCGTAAAAGTGTAGTCATGCACGAATTGTTGGCTATTAGGGGTGCAACTCCCCTTAATTTAAAAGAGGAATAAATATGAAAGAATATGAAATAATAGATAATGTAATAATTAAAGGTGGTAGTTATTGGTTCAATGTAGCCAAAGTTGACTTTACTACAAGAAGAATGAATGATGAAACGGGGGAATATTGGGTTAAGTTCCATTTCCCTTCAGGAAAAGAAATAAGAATAATAGTAGATGGAGTAGATTTAGATGAAATATTAAATCTCTTTAATTTTAATAATAATGGTGATGATAATGTTAGACACTTATGAAGAAAGAAAGAAGAAAATAATACAACAGATAGCAGAAAGAAAAAGTGCTGAAAAAGAATTCCTATTAATAGGAATTACTGGCAAACCTAAAGTTGGTAAGTCAGGTTTAGCAATGGATTGTAGAACGGAAGAAGAAATTAAGAATGGTATGAAAGTTAAGATACTTGACTTAGATGATGGTTCTACCGCTACTTGGGATTCTGCTTGGGATAGAGATGATAACATAGAAATTTATGTTCCTAATGTTTGGAATAATGATGGCTCTATGGATTGGGATGAAACTTTTCATAACTGTTCTACTTGGATTAAAATGGCTGAAGAAGATATTAAAGATGGTAATATCAAAGCAGTTATTCTAGATGGTGTAGATAAAATCTACGAAGGTTCTAGTGATGTATTAAGGAAATCATTAGTTAAGAATGCAGCAAGAAGTGGTTCTGTTATACAAGATTCAGATACAGTTAGAGTTAGTCCATTAGATTGGAAAGTAAGGAATAATATTTATGATAGGATAGTAAATCCTTTCGTAGCACTGAGAGCAAATAGATTTCTTATTACACATATGAAACCAGTGTATGAAGGAATTGGTGCGCCAATAGCAGTAGGAGAAATCCCTGATTGGTATAAGACAACACCACATAAATTATTGCAGATAATAAATATAACCGAGCAGAAGTTAGGGACTAAAACAACATACAAAGGAAAATTAGTTGCAAGTAAAACTAATTCCAATATGGTGGGTAAGGATTGGTCTATCTTCGTATTAGAAGAATTAGGTAATGCATGGTATGGAATACCTGAGTTAAAAACAGGGGAATTATAATGGAGTTAAATAACAATGAAAATAATAATAGAGGCAAAGAGAATAAGTGAATTAATAGAAAGTGTAGCATTGAAAGGAAGATACTTTAATGGTGCTGAATCTAAAAATGGGATGTTATCTGAATATGCATATTTAACATTAACAGGTGGAAATTTAGATTTATGGAATGCAGATAACACAACTGTTTGTGGAATTAGAGAAGCATTAGAAATTACTCCTGATTTTGAAAATGGAGAAGCGGTTTTAGATATATTAAAAACAGTAAAATATCTTAAAGGATTTACTGGTGATGTTTTATTTGATGCGAGTGATTTCTTATGTATTTCTAATGAAGCATCTACTGCTACCTTACCATTAGTAACAGAACATAGTCATAAGAATATGATTGATATGTTAATTGTTTTTAATGAAACTGTTAGAGATGTGAATGTAGTTTTCCCCACTTTTAGAAAAACTACGTTTGAAACTAAAATACATCTTTTAGCATCAGACTTATCCTTATCAACAAAAGGATGTGATGTGATTAATACCGCTAGATATAAATTTGATTATAATAATAGAGTGTTTACTATGTCTAGTATTAAAACTGATATTGATAAATATGAAACTATTGTTACTATGCTTACACAAGATGGTGATGAGTCCACTGTAGAATTTACAGGTTTCTTTCATGGTTTCTTTAAAACCGTAGTGAATATATATCTTAAAGATGATTCACCTGTTTTGTTTGTATCGCCTAATAGATTATTATTGAAAGCACCCTACATGGATAGGAGTTGATTAAATGAGTGCAAAGCAAGAATACACAGGATTTTACGAAACCGATTACATTTACTGTTGTGTAAATTACTCTTCCTGTGATGGGAGATACGAGACAGAAGAACAAGCAGAGGAGTGTTGTTCCGTGTGTAGTGAGTGCGGCGATGCGTGGGATGAGTGCGTGGGACAATGCGAATGGT